GAAAACACGAGCGGTAAGCTTAGAGATAGTTTAAAATCGTATGTTAAGGAATCTAAGAACTCAGTTCAAATCAGCTTTGAGATGGAAGATTATGGCTTCTATCAGGATAGAGGAGTGCAAGGTAAAAAAAGCGGTAAGTCATTAGATGGCTACAAATACACGAATAAGATGCCTCCCTCAAAAGCATTTGATAAATGGACAGTAAGAAAGGGAATTGCGCCGAGAGATAAGCAAGGCAAATTCATAAAGAGAAAAAGCCTTAATTTTTTGATAGCTCGAAGCATATTTAACAAAGGAATAAAACCTACGTTGTTTTTTACAAAGCCATTTGAGAAGTATTTTAAAAGGTTGCCTGATGAATTAGTAGAAAAATACGGTCTGGATATAGAAAAACTATTCAACCAAATAACAAGTGAGAATTTTAAAAGATTAAGCAAATGAATGTAGCAAGGTCGCCATACAATATTGAAGTAGATTTAACAGGGGTGTCTGGAGTAACAGGTTCAAAGGTTGAGCTGTTTTTATGGACAACAGGGAGTCAACCGCCAGACCCTCAATATACTTTAAGCAAGTTGATTCCATCATCAAACAATTTAAAGATGTATTATAATATATCGCCTTATGTTAGGGAGTATTTTAATTTTTCGAATTGGGCAAACGGCGGAACTGCTCCATACAATAATTATGACACGGATATAAGCAGCAACTACAAGGTAAATGTGCTTTTTAAAACATACAAGAAATTAACTAACGGAACTTATTCAATTTTAACAACAAGTAGCGAGTTGGATTTTATGGATGGATTTAACTATTACATGGAGGGGTTCAATACAATTAGCAGCACAGTATTTTTATCTGAGGGTACTTATTTTTACAATTATGACTCAGGGCAGCTAAACACGGTCGTGACAAATATGGCTGGAAGCTTTGAGGTTGAACTTGCTGTTAATGATGTTATAAGATACACTAACTTGGTAACAGGCGCAGTAAATAATTTTACAGCAACAACGGCTGGTATTAAAACATTCAGCCGAGTATATCTTCCTAACTTATCACAAGGCAACAAGGTGGAGTTTTTAGGAGGAGGCTCTGCTGTAAGATGGACAGGAACATTTAAGCCACAATGTGAGCCAAAGTATTCTCCTGTTGTTGTTGACTTTATTAATCGATACGGAAGCTGGGCAAGAATCTTTTTCCAAAAAGCCAAAACACGAAACATAGAAGTAAAGGCAGATAGCTACAAAGTAAATCCAAGCGTTTTGCCTTATGTATCTACAAATGCGGGTCAAGTAAGAGAGTTCAATAAAAATGGAAAAGAAACAATCAAGCTAAATACAGGCTTTGTAAATGATTTGTATGGAGAATACATCCAGGAGCTGCTATTGAGTGAAAAGGTAATGCTTTATGACCCTGAGCAAAAAGACGGATTAGCTGCTGCTGCATATACTCCTGTAATTCCTAAAGAAAAAACTTTACTTAAACAAAAGGGAATCAATGACGGTACAATAAACTACACGCTTAGTTTTGATTTTGCTTACGATGTTATTTCAAATGTAGTTTAATGAGAACGGTACAAGTTTATATAGAGGGGCAGAGGCTTGATTTATTTGACGATGAATCAATCAATGTAACATCAACTCAGCAGAACGTTCAAGACATAAGCAAAGTTTTTAGTGACTTTTCACAAAGCTTTTCAGTCCCAGCAAGCGCAACGAACAATGCAATCTTTGAGCATTTTTACCAAAATGATGTTGACAGCACTTTGGATTTTAACATAAGACGAAATGCAAATATTGAAATAGATTTAACGCCATTCCGAACAGGTAAAATCAGCCTTGAAAAATCAGAGGTAAAAAACAATAAAGCGTATAGCTATCAAATAACTTTCTATGGCGATTTGGTAAGTCTTAAAGATACCTTTGGCGAGGACTTTCTTACAGACTTAGACCACCTACAAACATTTAATTTTACATATGATGCTACCAATGTAAAGAATAGAATAATTGACGGAGCTACGGATTACGACGCAAGGTTTCCATTAATAAGCACAGAAAGGTCGTGGCAATACGGTGGGGGCGGTTCTAACGACATTACAATTGATGACGGTGCAATAGCTTACAATGACCTTTTTCCATGCCTTAAAATCAGTAAAATATTTGAGGCAATAGAGAATAAATACACGATTGATTTTCAAGGAACATTTTTAACAGATAAAAGATTTACCGAGTGCTTTCTTTGGTGCAGACCAGGGGATTTATTGCCGACAGATATTCCTGGAACAAATACACAAAATCTAAGCTTTGATACAATAGGGCAATTTTTAGAATATGAATTTCAAGGAACGAGCGAGGTCAGCGTAGGTAATCACAAGGTAACCTTAAACATTACGCCCAGCAATCAATCAATTGAATACACCGTGCTTGTTTACGATTTCGGAACGCCTTTTTCCACAATAACACATACAGGAACAAACACGTTTACAATAATAGATGAGCCTGATGCTCCTGAAAGTTTAAGTAGAATATTTAGCTTTCAAGTATTTGCTGCTTTCCCTATGGATATAGAAGCAACCGTTGTGCATTTTTTTACGGATTTTGATGACGATGGATTAGGCAACATTGTAGAATCAACTCAAATCAATGCGTACAGCACGCCATCTTATAGCTTACTTGGTCAAGTCAATTTTAACAATTTGATTCCAAGAATGAAGGTGGAGGATTTCTTTGCTGGTATTTTAAAGGAGTTTAATTTGACTTGTTATGCTCTTTCAAGCGATGTTTATCAAGTTGAGCCTTTGACTGATTGGTATAGCAAGGGAGCGATTGTAGATATTACCGAATACACGGATATTGAAAGCATCAAAATAGATAGGGTAAAGCTGTACAAAAAAATTGTATTTGAATATGAGAAAAGTCAAAGCGTAATCAACAAGAGATTCTTTGCTTTATACAATCGTGAATATGGGAATCTGGAAGCAGAGTTTAATTACGATGGTGGAGAATACAAGATAAAAGTACCTTTTGAAAATTTGCAGTTTAGTAAATTCTCAGGTACAAATTTACAAGTAGGATATGTTTTAAATGAGAGCTTAGAGAAATACGAAAACAAACCTTTGCTTTTATACAATACAGGAAACTATGCAAACACCTTTAAGTTTTACAATGGATCGTCGTATGAAACCATAAGCGCCTGTCAAGTATTTGGTCAAGACTTAAACCATGAAAACACGGATTACAGCCTTAACTTTGGGAATGAAGTAAGCACATTCCTGTTAACCCCAATAACATTTGGCTTGTATGGAGCTTATTACTATCCGTATCTCGCTAATTTATTCAATCTAAAGAATAGAGAAACAAGCGTAAAAACGATTCTGCCGATTAGCTTGCTTACAAATCTAAAGCTAAATGACCGCGTAATTATTAGAGACAAGCGATACGTTATTAATGATATGAAGTCCAACCTCACAACAGGAGAGGTAAACTTTACTTTATTAAATGATTTTAGTCCAGTTATCAGCGACGGAGGCAGTCCAACAATTGACCCTTTGTTACCGTCATTAGGAAGCCAATGTATAGACGTTAGAATACTATTCCCTAACAATGCAGTTAGTGCAACTATTGCAACAACGGCATCAGGGGTAACAATAACGCCAAGCACATTGACGGCAGATGGAACGGTTAACATTTGCATTCCAGCAAATACAGATACGCTTCAATTGATAAAGACGGAAGACAATGCAGATTTTATATGCACAGAAAACTTTATAAGATTAAGAACGGAACAAGGTAGCGTTCAGATTTACACGATTACGGTTACATATACTTTTGCAGATGGATCCACCGCAGCTAATCAAATATTTATACAACAACAACCATAATGCTAAAGAACATAATTGACTTATTACAAATAGACGATTTCTACGAGGGCAACCATGACATCCAGGTAGCAAAAGGCTTATACAATTTAGAGAAAGGGACAAAGGGAATATTCAAGCAGAAAAAGAGAATGCAGATTCTCAAAAAAACGAATTCAGAACATCTCAAAAAAATTAAAGAGCTATGAGTACAAGGCGAACTATTGACATAGACATCAAAAACAATGCTGATAAAACAGCAAAGGATTTTGATAATTTAAGCCAAGCAACAAACAGGGCTGCAAAAAGCGTTGATAATTTAGACGCAACCTTTGAGGAGGTTTACGGAGAGTTACAACCGCTTACAACCAGGATGGGAGAGGCAGAGGATAGGCTTTATGAACTTGCGCTTGCTGGAGATACAACAAGCAAAGAATATCAAGAGCTTTTAACAAAGGTAGGTCAATATAGAAAGGTACAAATCCAAACAGATTTAGCTGTTGATTCAGCGGCTACAACTTTAGGGCAAAAGTTAGGCGGAGCATTGACAGGAGCAACAGGAGGCTTTGCAGCTATTCAAGGCGTCATGGGATTAGTTGGTTCGGAATCTGAGCAACTTGAAGCGGCATTGTTAAAAGTTCAATCGGCTTTAGCAATACAACAAGGCGTACAGGGGATAAAAGAGGCAATACCATCTTTTAAAATGTTAGGTAAAAGTGCCATGACTGCCCTAAAAGGAATTAAAACAGGGATAGCGGCAACAGGGATAGGCTTGTTGGTAATTGCACTTGGAACTTTAGTTGCTTATTGGGATGACATAAAAGCGGCAATAGGCGGGGTAACAGATGAACAAAAAAAATTAACGGAAGAAAGCCAAAAGAATGTTGATGCAGCACAAGAAAATTTAGCCGCACTTGACTTGCAAGAAAATAGTTTACGACTTCAAGGAAAAAGCGAACGTGAAATATTAAAGCTAAAAATTAAAAAAACTGAAGCCGTAGAAGATGAGATTAAGGCGAATATTGAAAATGATAAAATTGTTACTCAAGCACAGGTTGACCAATTAACACGCAGTCAAGATATGGCTCAAAAAATTGCAAGATTAGGATTGCAAATGGCTACGGCTTTAATAAGAGTGCTGCTTGTTCCTTTAGACTTGCTTATAACAGGCGCAAATACGGTTTCTGAATTTTTAGGTTTTGGCGAATTAACAACAATTTCACTAACAGGCGAATTAGACAATTTAATTGATAGAGGAGCGGAGGCGGTGGCCACGTTTTTGTTTGATCCAGAGGAAGCGAGAGAAGAATCAAATGCAAGAATTAGGGAGCAAGAACAAACCTTAGCGCAACTTAAAAGCAATAGAGAAGGCTTTCAATTACAAATACGAGCAATAGATACTCAAGCGGCAAACGAGAGGCTCAAAACTGAAAAAGATACTACGGCAAAGCTGCAAGATGAACACCAAAAAAGATTTGACGATTTCAAGAAACATATTGCAAGTATGCAAGATGCTATTGATGAAGGCGACCAAAATCGCCTAAACAAGCTAAAGTCTGCAATGGATGCTGAAGTCAATATAAACAGCGAAGCAAATCAAAAGATATTGGCTCAGATGAGAGAAAGAGAAGCGTTCGAGGCATTGAGCGCAGATAGGAAAAGAGAACTTGCAGTCGGAGCGGCAACGGACACCTTTTCAACTCTTTCAAACCTTGCTGAGTTATTTGCTGGAGAATCTAAGGAGCAACAAAAGAAAGCGTTTAAAGTACAGAAAGCCGCAAACATAGCTCAAGCAACCGTAGATACATTTTCAAGCGCAATAGCGGCTTATAAAAGTCAAGCGGCTATTCCTGTTGTCGGTCCTGTTTTGGGAGGTATTGCGGCAGCGGCAGCGGTATCGGCTGGATTGCTAAACATTAAAAAAATCAGTCAACAGAGATTTGATAGCGGAGGGGGAACTGATGGAGGAGGTGCAGACTTTGCTCCAGGAGGCGGTGAACCCCAAGCGCCACAATTTAACGTAGTAGGTGATAGTGGCGTAAATCAATTAGCACAATTACAGCAACAACCTACGCAAGCCTTTGTGGTCAGCGGAGAGGTTACAACGGCACAGGCTTTAGATAGAAACAGAGTACAAAACGCAACATTGTAAATTAATAAATAGAAAAAATGAGAATTGTAGAATTAATCATTGACGAGAAAGATGAGAACAGCGGAATCGAAGCTGTGAGCCTTGTCGAAACACCAGCGATAGAGGAAAACTTTATTGCCTTGAATAAGCAAGAGGTAATGCTTGCCGAAGTAGATAAGGAAAAGCGATTGCTTATGGGAGCGGCTTTAATTCCTAATAAACAAATCTACCGTAAAAACGATAAAACAGGAGATGAGTATTACATATACTTTAGCAAAGACACGGTACGAAAAGCTTCAGAGTTATTCTTTAAGCGTTCAAACCATCAGAATGCAACCTATGAGCATAAACAACCTATCAAGGGAACAACGATTGTTGAGTCTTGGATC